ATGTTCATCGAGAATGTCAAGGAGCTGCGTGACTGGGGACCGCTGCTTGATGAAGACTTGACCTGGAAAGGCAGACAATACAAGGCCGGAACGCCCGATCCGCGAAAAAAAGGATTGTTTTTCAATCTGTGGTTCAGGGAAATTAAGGCGAGCGGGTACAAGGTAGAGATGCAGATTCTGAATTCAGCCGACTTCGGCGCGGCGACATCGCGTGAAAGGCTTATTATTCAGGCTGTAAGGACTTCATCGGGAGAGAAGGTTATATGGCCTGAGCCGACACACCTTCAGGATCCAGGCTTGTTTTCCGACAAATACAAACCGTGGAGAACTGCGGCTGAGATCATAGACTGGAACATCCCCGGCAGAAGTATTTTCGACAGGGAAAGACCTCTGAGCGCAAACACGCTGAGGCGGATCGCCGCCGGAATCGAGAAATTCTGGGGAGACATGGCGGAACCCTTCCTGATACTTCTCCGGGGAACCCACGACAGTCAGTTGGCGAATACGGCGATTCCGCTTTCCAGACCTCTGCCGACCATAACAACGAAGGGAGATCACTTCGCACTGATAAGACCTGTGTGGCTGGATCAGGCGCACACTAAGAACGACGGTGTTTCCGGGACGGTGGATTCTCCGCTGAACACGATCACCTGTTCGCACGGAACGCACTCCGTTATAGTACCGTTTATCAGCCGGTATAACGGCGGCGACAAGCGCAATCACAGCATTGATGCACCGCTGCCGGTGATTGACACTTCGAACAGATACGGGGTCGTAGAACCGTTATTTATTCCGCAGCAGAGCAAAGGAACGGTAAAACCCTCTTCAAATCCTCTTTCAACGATATCTACAAGCGGAGCTATCGGGTTTGTAACACCTCTGATCGATAAATATTACGGAAGCGAGACAAGTGCGCACGAAGCCGACAAACCTCTGGCGACGATAACGACAAAAGACAGGTTCGGCTTGATTCAGGGTCGGATACTGACAACGCCGGACGGAAAGCAGTATAAACTTGATATTACACACAGGATGCTCACTGCCGGGGAACTGGCAAGGGCGACGAGTTTTCCTGAAGGATACGTTTTTTCCGGCGGCGATACTGCCGCCAAAAAACAGATCGGCAACGCGGTGCCGCCTGTTCTGGCAGAGGCTTTGTACAGAGCGGTTTTGGATAATTAAAAAAGGAGGTGTAAGGATGCTCACATTTATCCTGAAAAAAGAGTGGTTTGAGAAAATAGAACGCGGCGAAAAAAGAGTTGAATATCGGGAGGTTAAGCCTTACTGGACGCATAGGATTCAAACCGCAGGATGCCTTGGTATTCTATACAGTGAATCACTTTTTTTAAAATGGCTTAAAAGTTTTGGTCAGCAAGGTGTAACAACAACTTATACCTACGCGGAATTTCGCCTCGGATACACTAAGACGTGTCTCAATGCGGTAATCGACAGGATTGCAATAGTTGACGGCATAAACACGGATCTAAAGATCGATAAACCTGTTTATGCTTTTTGTTTTCATTTAGCTGAAAATTAGACTTGGTGAGAAAAAAGAGGGGAAAATGATAAAAAACCGAGATTATGAATTAGAAAAAAGATTCGGACAAATAAAAAGATTTTTCAACAAAAGCAATCTGAAAATCATGAGTCAAATTGATATGGAAGATTATCTTTTATCTGCCTATATGAATGGAAGATGTTTGCCCTCTCTTGTTTCTTTAAAAAAAATCGCAAAACTCGGAATCAATTTACACTGGCTTATTGTTGGTGAAGGAGAAATGTTTATAAAATGATTTACGGCTATATCAGGGTTTCATCAGACAAGCAGACGGTCGAAAATCAGCGATTTGAGATCAATAAATTCTGTGAGAAGCAACAGCTGAAAATTGACGGCTGGATCGAAGAAACAATCAGTGGAACAAAATCTTATTCTGTAAGAAAGCTCGGAGATTTGCTGAAACATATCAAGGCTAATGACTTGATAATTTCAGCAGAGCTTTCAAGGTTGGGAAGGAACCTTTTTATGATCATGGAGATTCTTTCTATTATAATGAAAAAAGAAGCCAAGTTGTGGACGATTAAAGACAATTACCGGCTGGGTGACGATATTCAAAGTAAAGTTCTTGCTTTTGCTTTCGGTTTGTCGGCGGAAATAGAAAGAAATCTGATAAGTCAGAGAACCAAAGAGGCGTTAAAGCTGCGCCGTGCACAAGGTGTTGTTCTTGGCAGGCCTAAAGGCAGAAAAACAGACAGGACGAAGCATAAGTGTTACGGGAAAAACGATTTTATCCGGCAGCTTATAGAACAAGGTGTTTCCCAGCGCAAAATTGCCAAAATTTTAAAGGTAGACAGGAATACACTTTACAGATTTATTAAGGAGGAGGGAATAAATGTCGGAACCGCTGAAGGTAAAGAAAATTGAGATAGGGTTTACTGTCACAAGAGAAATAGAGAGAACGGGTGTTTTT